AGCTCATAATGGATTTGGGGCATACATGTATAGAGACTCTAATGAAATAGCTAAGTCTGGTAATCAACATTCTATATATACAAATGCAATCTCTGATCAATATTTAGGGGGAGCGTGGAGCTACATAGACAACACAGGTAGTACTGCTGGAACAGCTATTACCTTTGATCTAAGAGCCAGAAACTATCAAACGGCTAACGTCAATTATAGTCACGCAACCCAATCTAGGGGTTTTATCATAACAGAAATAGCAGGCTAAAGGAGGCCGATTAAAATGACAACAATATCAACAGCATTATCAGAACTAGGCGTTACAGAGTGGGTACTCCGTGGCGAACCAACAACAGAAGCTGAGTTCACAAGCATGTACGCCAAAGTAACAGGCGCAGATGCAAATGGTTCAGCAATAGAAAGCCAAGACCCGTCTGATTGGGGTACAACTTGGTCAGCAGTATCAGCTAAGAAAGATGAACTCATTGCGGCTGAACCTATGAAGCTACTCAGAGCAGAACGTGATCGTTTGATTGCAGCTACTGATTGGTGGGCAGGGTCTGATCGTACAATGACTTCTGCACAGACTGCATACAGACAAGCACTACGTGACATTACATCAAGTGCAACTTCACTAGATGATGTGACGTGGCCTACAAAACCATAAGGAGTAACTTATGACTAAAGCTAGACAATTAGCAGACTTGGGTAACGCCTATGACGATGGGGCTTTGTCGAACAGAAATATAATAATCAATGGTGCTATGAAAGTGGCACAACGTGGGACGAGTTTTACTTCTCCTGCATCTAGCACTTTTACTTTGGATAGATGGAAGTATGAGGAAAACACCGATAACGTAGTGAATGTTGAGCAGTCTAGTGATGCTCCAGCAGGGTTTGAGCGTAGTATAAAAGTTACAACAACAACGGCTGCTGGGAGTGTCGGCTCTGGCGACTTTGCACAGCTTATCTATAAAACTGAAGGGCATGACATTTCTCGTTTGGCCTACGGCACAAGCGATGCAAAGACATCAACGATTTCTTTCTGGGTGAAGTCTTCCGTAACAGGTAGTTTCCCTTTTAGCCTTCAAAACCACGATGGCACACGAGTTTTCCCAGTTACTTACACAGTGAATTATGCAAATACTTGGGAATACAAGACCATTACTATTGCTGGGGACACTGGCGGAACTTGGACAACCAACAACAATACCACAGGAATACGCTTTACTTTCCTTTGGATTTCTGGGTCTAATTTTACAGGTGGGGTAGATGGCGGCGGATGGGCAGCTACTACTGGTTTTGCAAACTTAACAAGCAGCTACACTGCAAACCTAGACGTAGTTAATGCCAATTTCCAAATCACAGGAGTCCAACTAGAACTCGGCGACACTGCAACTCCATTCGAGCATAAAAATGTAGGACAAGAACTATTGGATTGCCAGAGGTACTATCAGCAAGTTGATCGTGGTAGTGGTATTGCAGTGTTTTCAAATACCGCATACATAAGCCTTCCATATATAACAACTATGAGGGCAATACCTACATTTGGTACAACTGGTGGTTTGGCTGTAAACGATGCTAGAGTAAATACAATACAATCAACACCAAATGTTGTTGCGTACAATCCCAATATTTCGGGGTCTTTTGTACAACTGGGTTTCTTTAATGGTTTGGTACAGAACAGTGCATGTTTAATGCGAGGACATGCTGGAACATTTGTAACATTAGATGCGGAGTTATAATCATGGAAAACGAAATGAACATTACGTCAGCACAATACAATGCAGACATGGATGGTAACAACTCTTCAGTCCAAGCAACAATAGACGGACAAGAGATGTCAGTCCCACTAGACCCAGCCAATCGTCACTACGCAGAGATACTCAAGCAAGTCGAAGCTGGTACTCTGACTATTGCGGATGCTGAATGATGACTGAGAGTTGGCATCTTTCTAAGTCAGTACCAGTTACGTTAATCGTAGCTATCGTACTACAAACTATATCACTTGTATGGTATGTGTCTTCACTAGACTCTTCTGTCAAAAATAATGCTCGTGATTTAGTTCGCCAAGAAACTCGTATAAATACACTAGAGAAGACAGTACAATCACAAGCTGTTTCTCTAGGTCGTATTGACGAAAACATTAAAGCTATTCGTAACCTAGTTGAAAGAATGGCAGAACAAGCAGAGAAATGAAACTCTTACTTATACTATTTACCTTACTAATCGGTAGCATTGCACATGCCGATGATGATGATGATGACACAATACGTACTGACACTAATAGTACTATAACTTCAAATGGTTCTATGGATACTACAATCAATAGCCCACCACCATCAGCTATAT